ATCTGCTGCGGGCGTATTTGGACGGTGAGTTTGTCAACCTCACCACGGGCACCATCTACGACCGCTTCAGCCGCGAGAAGCACGTGGTCAGCGAGCTGCTTGACCTAGACCGCGAGCCGTTGCGGATTGGCGTGGACTTCAACATTGGCAACATGTCGGCAGTAATCGGTGTCCGCACTGGCAGCAGCCTGCTAGTGATTGATGAGATCAGCGGCGCCCATGACACCGACGCATTGGCGCAAGAGATTCAAGCGCGTTACCCGCAGCGGCGCATTTACATCTACCCAGACGCCAGCGGCGGCAACCGCAGCACCAACGCAAGCCAGACCGACATTCAGATCTTGGAGTCCTACGGCATGTCCAATCAGTCGCCGCGTGCCAATCCTCCCGTCCGTGATCGCGTGGCTGCTGTTCAAGCTTTGCTGGAAAACGGCAAGGGCCAGGTACGGCTCACCATCCACCAGCGCTGCAAACGGCTGATCGAATGCCTAGAGCTGCAGTGCTACACCGACAAGGGCGACCCTGACAAAGATGCCGGTCATGACCACATGAATGACGCGCTCGGCTACTTGGTGTGGCGTGAATTCAACCCGCTGCACGCTGGGGCTGGACGATCTACCGGCATCAGACTATATTGATTCCGCCAACCATTACCTCTACCCATGCTCAAGGGTGCTGAACTACTTGCCAAGGTAAAAGAGTTAGGCGATGCGCCTAAGTCTGAGATTGTGCGTGCCTGTGGTTATGTGATCAAGGATCGCGTGGCATTCACGCAGTTTTACGAGGCACTGCTGGAAGCCAAAGGCGTTGACCTCGGTGGTAAGACCGCCAGCAAAGGTCGCAAGCTCACCTACAAAGCCAAGGTGCAATTTAACGGCAAGCTGCAGATTGGTGATGGCTACCTGCGCGAGATGGGTTACGCACCTGGCGCTGAGTTTGACATCAAACTGCGCGGCAACAGCATTACGCTGACTGCGGTCTAAACTGCACCTATGACTGCGGCGTTGTAATGTACACAGGCTTCAACGCATACGACCGTCCGATTGCACAGCGTCGTGTTACCCGCGTGCAGGATGCCAACACGGCGTGGTATGCACAGGAAGCGCATTGGATCCTGATCGAGGACCTGATGCAAGGCACCTACGGGATGCGCAAGAAGCATCGCCGCTACCTGCCGCAGGAACCACGCGAGCTTGATGAGTCCTACGACAATCGCCTAGCACGCAGCGTATGCCCGCCGTTCTACCAGCGGCTGGAGCGGATGCTGGCTGGCATGTTGACGCGCAAGCCTGTAAGGCTTGATGACACTGCCGACATCATCCGTGAGCAGTTGTTTGATGTTGACCTCCAAGGCAATGACCTCAACGTCTGGACCTATGAAACCACACGCAAAATGGTGCGTTATGGCCACGTTGGTGTGCTGGTGGATGCACCGGCTGATGGGGGTCGACCCTATTGGGTGAGCTACACGCCACGGCAAATCCTTGGTTGGCGTGCTGAGCAGCAAGAAGGCCGGCAGGTGCTCACGCAACTGCGGCTTGCCGAGATGGTCACCGTGCCTGATGGGGAGTTTGGCGAGAAGTCAGTGGAACAGATCCGCGTGCTGACGCCAGGCGAATACCAACTGCACCAGAAGCAGGACAACGGCGACTTCCAAGTGGTCGACGAAGGCCGCACCAGCCTTAGCGAGATTCCGTTCAGTGTTGCCTATGCGCAGCGCCATGGCTTTATGGAGTCACGCCCGCCGCTAGAGGACATTGCTGAGCTGAACCTAAAGGCGTATCAGATCCAAAGCGACCTCGACAACCAGCTGCACATTTCAGCCGTGCCAATGCTGGCGTTCTATGGTTTCCCATCTGCCGCAGAGGAGGTCAGTGCTGGGCCTGGTGAAGCCATTGCATTCCCAGCAGAAGGGCGTGCAGAATATATCGAGCCTCAAGGCCGCAGCTTCGACTATCAGTTCCGCAGGCTTGAACAGCTAGCAGCGCAGATCAACGAGCTAGGGCTATCGGCAGTGCTCGGCCAGAAGCTATCCGCTGAAACCGCAGAAGCCAAGCGCATCGATCGCAGTCAAGGCGACAGCACCATGATGGTCATTGCGCAGAACGTGCAGGACATGATCGACAATTGCCTGCAGTTTCATGCGCAGTTTATCGGCAACAACACATCACCAGGCAGCGCCTATGTCAACCGCGATTTTCTTGGCACACGCCTTGAACCGCAGGAGATCCAAGCACTGCTGCAGCTTTACACTGCAGGCACCATTACGCAAGAGACCTTATTGCGCGAGCTTGCCGAGGGTGATGTCCTAGGCGATGACTTTAACGTAGACGAAGAGCTAGAGGCTACGGCCAATGCGGGGCTTGATCTTCAACCTGCTGGACTGGATAACCGACCGCCTAGTGGAACTGATGATCTGGATGGAACCGAAGAAACCGAGGAGGCAAGAGCTTGATTATCACGTCAGCGCATTGCCGGAAGATGTTCTAGCCATCGTGCGCATCAGCTGGTACAAGCAAGGCAAGCCTGATGAGGTAGACGAGACCATTCTGTTTGAAGATGGCCAGAACGGCTATGACGCATTTGCGGCATTGGTTGGCACCGCACTGAAACAAGGCGCTAATGTCAGCATCCGCAGCGGTTATCAGCCTGAGGATCTAGGCATCCATCAATGAGCACACCGGAAGCGCTATATCGCAATGCGATCGACTTAAACCGCTATAGCAATAGCGTTGCGCGGCGTGTGATCAATGCCTATAACGACATCATCGTTGATGCCGTCAACCAACTGCGCACGATTGATGAGCTGTCAGCACCAGTCAAGGCTGCACGGCTGCGGGCGATCCTTGCGCAACTGAAAGACTCGCTCGGCACATGGGCAGGCGATGCAACAGAGCTAACCGCATTGGAACTGCAAGGCATTGCGCAGCTGCAATCGGAGTTTGTAACCGATCAGCTGCGGCGTGCGTTGCCAGTAGGTGCTCGTGACGCAGTGCGCACCGTGGAGATCAGTCCGCAGTTTGCGCAGTCCGTGGTCACCACAGATCCAACGCAGATCAATGTAGTGGCGCTATCGGATGACCTATTTGCCGCAGTGCAAGGCGCACCGCAAACATTCAGCCTCACCGCAGCGCAGGGCACCATGATCACGCTGCCCAATGGTGAAGTGGTCAGCAAGGCATTCCGTGGCATTGCGGTTGACCAGTCCGAGCGATTCTCGCAAGTGGTACGGCAAGGACTGCTAACCGGTGAGCCGACGCCAGCTATTGCTAAGCGGCTGATTGGAAACCTTGAATTTGGCGAGCAGGCTAAGACCGTCAAGCAGCTGGTAGCAGCAGGTGGCCAAGCAACAGCAGTGGCCGATAATCAGATCGTTACGCTTGTGCGCACCAGCGTTAATCAAGTAGCCAATGCAGCTAGCCAGCAGGTATATGAAGCCAATCAAGACATCACTAAGAAGTATCGCTACGTGGCAACACTGGATACCCGCACCAGCAGCATTTGCCGTGCATTGGATGGCCGTGAGTTTGAATACGGCAAAGGCCCGACACCGCCGCAGCACTTCAACTGCCGATCAACCACAGTCCCGGTGATTGACTACGACGAGCTTGGCTTTACGCCACCACCACCAGCCAAGCGTGCAGCAGCAGGTGGCCAAGTGCCGGCGGATCAAACCTATGGGCAGTGGCTAGCCAAGCAGGATCTAGAGACCAAGGCTCGTGCGCTAGGCGCCAGCAAGGTTCCGTATTTCAACCGGCTTGCTGACAAATACGGCCCGACTGATGCCATCGCCAAACTAGTCCGCGATGACGGATCAGAGCTAACCTTGGATCAACTACGCGCTCGGTACGGTGCCGTTAAAGAAAGGTAGTTCTCAGAAGACCATCTCGGCCAACATCAAAACTGAGATGAAGGCAGGCAAACCGCAAAAGCAAGCGGTAGCCATAGCATTGAGCAAAGCCGGCAAATCCCGCAAACCCAAAGGTAAAAAGTGATGGCCAAGAAACCAGGCCTCTACGCCAACATCAACGCCAAGCGCAAGCGCATTGAAGCCGGCAGCAAGGAGCGCATGTCACGCAAGGGTGACCCTGATCGTCCGAGCGCTGCTGATTTCAAGGCTGCTGCGAAGACTGCCAAGAAGCCAAAGCGCAAATGAGCATCACCTACCGCGGCGAGCAGTTTGAGGGCTACAACAAGCCCAAGCGGACGCCAAAGCATCCGAACAAGTCGCACGCGGTACTCGCTAAGGAAGGCGACAAGGTAAAGCTGATCCGCTTCGGCCAGCAAGGCGTTAGCGGCAGCCCGGCACGCGAAGGTGAATCTGCTGCAGCAAAGGCACGGCGTGCAGCATATAAAGCGCGACACGCTAGCAATATTGCTAAGGGCAAGATGTCTGCTGCTTACTGGGCTGACAAGGAGAAGTGGTAGCCTCCTGGCAATGAATCCAGTCCTTCAACTCTGCGACATACCAGCGCAGATCTTGCGCCTTTGCGGCGTGCCAGCCGTTGCCATCTTGGCGATACAACCGTTCGTGGCGGTCGATTGCATTTAGCAGTTCTTTAATCAGTGGATTCCAAGGTTCGCGGATTGGTGTATTCCACTCGCGGGCCATTGTTCTGGCTGCTGGTACGATGGCAGCGTAATTAAGCCTGCGGCTTATCCATGTCTGATGAAACACAACTCCAGGAGCCTGCGGCTGCTGAGAGTGGCAATAGCGAAGCACTGCAGCGCAGTGTTGAAGCGCTAGAACGCAAGAATCAAGAACTGATCGCCGAGCTGCGGCAAGCCAAGAAATCTAAGGCGCCAGATGGGGTAAATGTTGATGAACTGCTGGAGTTCAAGCGCAACTACGAGCAACAGCAGCTCGAATCCCAAGGCAAGTACCAAGAAGCCCGGCAAGCTTTGGAGCAGCAGTTCCGTGAGGCGACGGCTCAAAAGGACCAGCGCATCTCAGAACTTGAAGCCCGCGTCCGAGAGCTAGAGCTGGTCACGCCTGCAGTCACGGCACTGGCCGAGATCGTGCATGACCCCGACATGGTGCTGAAGACCAAGCTCAAGCCCGAGTCAATCGAGCGTGAAGCTGATGGCACTGTCGTTGTGGTCGACGGCTATGAGCGCAAGCCTGTTGCTGAATGGGCTAAGACACTGCCCGCATGGATGCAGAAGCAGCCCAAGCCACAAGGCAGTGGAGCACCAACAAGCGGCAGCAGCGGCGCCATTCCGGCTGGCATGAGCAATCCATTCAGCCGCGATAGTTTCAACCTCACCGAGCAAGCACGTCTTTACAAAACCGACCGTGACCTATACGAGCGTATGAAAGCAACCGCTAACCGTTAGTATTTACGTGTCTGCTCGTGATGGCTGCGCCGCATTGAGCCTAGGGCTGCGCCCAAACCGTAAACATCCCAGGTGATTCATCATGGCGACTCTTCGCTCTGACATC